GTGAAGGTATTAGCAACGATAGTCATAGCCTATATCCTTTCAGAGAAGCGCCGCTAGGACACTAGCGGCATCGTTGACAGTCCCGGTTTTAGCGAGACGCTGCTTTGCACGGGTTAAATCTGTGACACTTTTGGTTCCTGGTGCTGAAGCTGAAGAACCGGGGCGAACAGGACGCATGGTTTGGGCGGGCTTCACTGAAGCTTGTGCCTTCCGCTGTCCTTTGTCGTAAAGCATAGCTTTACGCAGCAACGCCACATGTTCAGCACGGTGTAGGCTATTAATCTCGGTTTCATTCAAACCTTGATCCACCAGCCAATCCCGTAGCTGCTTCTTTTCAGTCGCCGCCGCTTTCTGGTCTTTCCACTCTGGGATCAACTCAGGCAAACGTTGCGACTGCTGCACCAAAAGGGCCTTCATCTGCTCAACAGATTGATGCTCAAAAGTCTGGTTCAGCCTCTGTTGCTCGGCTTGAATAGCCGCCAACTTAACTGCCCGATCTTCCTGCACCTTGCGCCATTGCCGCTCCAGCCGAGTTGCATTGATGGGGTCTTCTTCATAAAGACGATCCCAATCAGGCTGCTGTTCGACCTGTACGGTGGATTGCAACTGTTGCTGCAAGGCCCCCAAAAGCGTCGCGTATTGCGCCCGCTCTTGCCGGATGGCTTCAACCTCTCCATAAAACGATTTGCGTTCTTCTGCGAGTTGTTGCGTCTTCCGGCTATAGTCCGCCTGCCGCGAATAACCCCGCGCCAGTTCGTCCAGCGTCACCTCAACTTCCTCGCCAGCAATCTTTACCTTGATTGACTCGGGAAGCCTTTCACGAGGTTGCTCTTCGTCCTGTGCTTCGTCTTCGCTTTCTGCGGTTTCCTCAACGGTTTCATCAGAAGCTTGCGCCTCTGTTTCCTCCGTCTCGGTGCCCTCCGCTTGCGCTTCGGGCTGCTGCGCCTCACCGCCCTGGGTATCGCTGTCATCAGCGGCCAGAATATCGGCTATGGCATCTTGTGCCTGGTGGATTCCGATCCCGCCTTGGGCGGGGGTGCCGGACGATTCAGACATCAAACTTCATCCTTCCTAAAAACGCCTTTCGGCGATTGCTGCTGCCACTTTCCCGCTATCAATAACGGATTGAAGTGACCGCAAAAACTCGTGCATACCACGCATCGTCGCATGGATGTATTTCTGGTCAGCCTCAAACTTGGCGGTTTTCCACTCATCAAACAACTGCTTCTCGACCAACTCCACCGCCGCCTTCAGCGTCGGATCATTCATCAGCCTGAGAGCGTCGTTTCCCGCCGCTATCTGAGTTGCGAAATCAACCATACGGACCACCCATAGCACCTGGCGCCATATTAGCCCCAGCCACTTGTGGGGGCGCCATCATCTGTTGGCGTTGCGCCTGCTGCATCTGGCGCATCATCTCACGATCCCGCTCCATGTCAGCCCGGATCGCCGCCACATCAACCTGGGCGCCATACCGCGCCCGCATCTCAGCAATCTTCACCATCAAATCGGCTTCCATCTGATCGCGCTGCAAATCGTCCTTACGGATCATTTCTTCGCGCTTCAACTCAAGTTCAGCCGCTTTCTTCTGAATATCAGCCTGGATCGCCGCCATCTGCGCCTGGGCCAGCATTTCTTCCGGCGATGGTTTCGGCGGTTGCGGGGGCATCGGCGGCATCTGCGCTGGGTCACTAAAGAACTGGCTGGCGTCCTTGTAGCCAGAAAGCGCCAATATCTGCGCCAGCGTATTGCGGTACTGCGCCAAATTAACCAGCGGGTTATCCATACCAGCCTGCTGCAAGATTTGCTCTTGCTTGTTTAGAACAGAAGTTAGAATCTGGATTTTTTCCTGTTCCGTACCACCACCCAGCGCGATATTCGCAACGACGTCCATATTGGCGTCCCAACTGCGCGGATCAACCGGCACAAACTGCCCACGCAACCGCACCATACGCTCCGCGCGCTGGTTCTGAACCGCCAACTTCAACAAGCCCGTAAACAGCCGCTTCATGCCGCTTTCAGCAAAGATGCGGGCAATCAGTTCAATCCGCTGCTGGGCCGCTGATACCGTAGCCGCCACCGCTGCGCGGGTAGATGATTGCAGGCTATCCGCCGCCAAGCCAGCCGCCGCCTTGGTGATGCCCGTGCGGCTTTCCTTCATGCCATCCATGTAGTCCAGCATCGGGAACGCCTGCTGGCCCACAAACGGCAAGTTAAACGGCTGCACCATTCCCGGCGCCCGCATACGGATCACACCACCAACTTCCGTATTCAGCACATCGTCAACATTCACCTGGCCCTCAACCACACCCACACGCGGATGAATGGCCAGCGCCAGACTATCCAGCATATTCCGCTGGATGTTGGATTTGATAAGCTGAATATCCATCACCTGATCAGCAACAGACAAACCGAAGAACGTGTGAGGCTCCGGGTCCGGGCAGAACACCGCAAACGGGATCATGTCTGCCGGTTCATTCCGCATCACCTCATAAGCCTGGCCAACCGTGCAAACCCGGCGAAGTTCCGCAATGCCGTCGCCATCCATGTCGATCTTCACATAGGCTTCGACATACAGAACCTTTTTCGCCGCAATATCAGACCTATTAGCCATATCAATGGTGGCTTGCGGATTACGGATAAACCGTTCTTCATTGTCCTCTAGTTCATCAACTTCATTGGCGTATGGATTGATTTCATCAGGATCATAACCCATCGCCACCAATTCACTAACCGTCATGATACGGCGATGCGCGACAATGGACGAATCATCCAAGCTAATAGCAGAACGCGCCACCAAAAATTCTTCAGGCGGAACCGCCGCAATTTTCAAGCGGCCCTTGTCTTGGCGCCGAATAACCCGAACATCATACATGGCCGGGCCGGGCATCCCCGTAGTCGGGTCAACATCACCCGGATAAGCCACCGTCACTTGCACTTCGCAATCAGGATCAGAGTTCAATACCGCCAGCGCAGTATCATCCAAGCCGCTCATATCAACGGTCTGGATTTCTACCTGAGAATCCCAGTAAAACTTGATGATCCCGGTTTTGCAAACCAAGGCATCCTTGAAAGCAGAATAGAAAATCTCAAACCCTGGATTATCGCGCGTAATCACATAATTGATATAGTCCGTCGCCTGTTCCGCCGTCGCCACATCTTCGGCCCCATTGGGGACGAACTCAACAATCTTCTGGCTACCAAAGAACACACGCATCAGGCTCGGCAAGATCGCCTGCACCGTGTCGCGCACATCGCGGCTAACCACCTGAGAACGACCATCTTCCTCGTTCCCGAATGGCATTCCACGGTAGTACTCAGTAGCAACAGCGCGCAATGGCGAAATGGTGCTGTCAATGTAATCAACCGCATCTTCGATTTCACCAGACACGATAGCCTGAATATCAATCTCATCTGGCAATTCAGCATCCATGCCAGCGTCAACCGCCATATCCTGCATCATGCCTGTCAAGTCAGACACCAAATCTGAAATCTTCGGGTCCATGTCTTTATCCTAACAAGCCAAGCGATGCGCGGGGGACGATGTTGCCATTCACAACAACGTAACCGCCAGCCGGGTTATATGGCGAAGTGGTGGGGGTGGCGAGTGGATCAAGCCCAGTAGGAAGTTGTTCATTCAATAGAGCATATTCATTCGCAGTATTAGGAGGTGCATCAGGAAGCCCCTGCGGCGCACTAAACGCAGACATCGGGGCTTCTGCGAGCGCATCAAAACCAAGGGTTTGCCCAAATTGATCCGCTGCACCCCTACCAAATGCGCCCATGCTCATAGCATTTATTGCAGCCTGCTGGGAATCAATGTTTTGGGCTAATCCCATCATGCCAAGTTGATCATTTAGGTTAGCAGCATCAATAGCCGCGCCAATCCCTGCCGCTACAGTGCCAAGGCCGGGCACCCCCAAACCTAAACCCGCAAGACCACCAACAACCCCCATACCCAAGGCTGAGGGGGCTTGGCCAAAACCAGGGGTGCCGAATGGCGCAGTGTTCACCGTCGCTGTCGGGGCTGCTGGCGCCACATCCGCCACCGCCATATCAGCCCCGCTAATCCCTACATCGGCAGCACTTGGCCCAGTTTCATTGGTGTCGCCAGCCCCTGCGCCGGTTGGACCAGCACCAGTTCCTGAAACTCCACCGGCAGCAGCGGCAGTGCCTGCTTCAGAATTAGCAGCATCTCCACCAGTATCACTATCACTTCCATTTGAACCGTCGCTCCCATCACTACCGTCCCCATCCTCATAGGAGGGGATGCCATACCGCGTCTTGCGCCCAGAACCACCGCGCGCCTTCAGTAATTCAGCTTCCTTACGCGTGATATAGGCCAGCATATGATCCTGACCCTTGATCTTCAACTCACGGGGGGCGGTGACGGCTTTAGACATCAATACTCTTCCTCTTCCTCTGTCTTTTCATCGTCGCCCTGGGGCAACATCACCTTCGCCATCAAAACCGTCTCGCGCTGGCGCTTGGTCATCGGTTTGGTAATCGGCCCACCAACTAACCACGCGCTACAAGTGCGCGATGCCGCACATTTGAACTCCAACAATTCACAATAGCCCAAGTTCGCCGCCTTAGATACTTCGGGCGCATACGTCTCATCGTTGCTCTCTTCCCCCTGGATGCCCTTAACAATACAAGCCATCATTTCCGGGGTCTGGATGAACGCGGCGCAATTACCACACCGCATCGTCTTAGCCTCATCAGGAGACGTATTCCATTCCTGCGCCCGGAGTTTCCAAAAGAAGTCATCCTCGCTATTCGGGTTTGCAGGACCATAACCAAAGTCCTTAAACGCCCGATCACGATATTCCACATTCTCTTCAAGATCATAAGTGGCCTTCGGACATTGCATCAAACTAACTCCGTCACACTCATAACAGAAGTGGTGACGCCAGAATCCTTAATAACGGCGATTTTGTCGCCAGGATTGCAAGGGAATACTTCAGCCCAATTATTAGGCATCATCACACTGGTTGTGATTGAAGCCGTCGGATTAGCCCCAATTTGCACATGACAGTGCCCGCTGCTTACCGCCACACGGACAAACCGCGTTTCAGCACCAAAAACCGTGCTTTGAACGCTCGAAGTGGTGGCGGTAAAAACCTGAGTAGCCCCGACATCGAAAATCTGCGGGATCACATGGCCATTATCGTCACGAAGTTGGAAACTCATTTGGATTTACTCCTGTGGCCTATTTTTTCTTTGCAGTCTTTGCAGAAGCCCGGAAGTCCGCCGCACTTGGCGCACCCTTAGAGCCAGGCTTACGCATTTTCTCTTTAGAACCCGCCGCAATACGGTCTTGCTTGGCGTTGATGTTGGCATAAAGCCCAGGCTTTTTCATTTATCGTCCTTTCTGCTGTTACGAGCTGAAATGGCCTTCGCCTTCGCTTTGGCGTCCGCCTTACTGGAAGCGCCCCACGCCTGCAACGATTTCAGCAAGCGCGTCGGTTCACCCTTCGCATCACGCTCCGGGCCACGCATATTGCCCATCCGCGCCAAGAAACTAGCCCGGCGGGGATTGTCCCCCGCCTTCACCGGCGCCTTCAAATTAGAACCCGGATTAGCCGCCTCATAAGAACG